AACAGGGTCTTCCACTAAAACAATCTTAGTGTTAGGTAAAATCTTTGAAATAGATTTGGCTGCTCTTTTAGCTATATTAACTGTTTTATTATAAGCTCTTTTTGCTACTTCACTTGTTATTGGATTACCCTGATAGTTAACTAAATTATCCAATACTTGTTCTACTTTTACTTTTATAGAAGCTCCATCTTTAGTTTTAGTTGTTTGCTCGGTAGATTCATTTCTTTGTAAAGCTGGGCCTTCAGTTGTAGACTCTGTAGTTTCGTTTAGTTTATCAACTTCTAATTGTAATTGTTTTTTCTTCTCAGCTACAACATCTGGAGATGGCGTTAAAGTTCCTTCTTCAGCAAGAGCATCTATAGCGTCTTGATCTGTTACTTCCGTCTTCTCTGTCGTGGCAGATTCATCGACTGCTTGGCTTTCTTCTTTACTTTGTTCGGTAGTTTCTTGTTCGGATTCGTCTCTTGTTCCCAGCGTTTTGCTACGTTTGGTAAGTTTTTGTACATCCACCGTCTCTGTGATTCGCTTAAAAATGGCATCGGCTTTTTCTTTAATTTGTTCTGTGGTGGGGCTTTCCACACCTTCTTTTTGTAATTCTTGTTTTGCTTGTGCGTCTAAAGATCCATTGTATTTATCAGATATAGCTTTTAAAACTAAATCTATTTGAGATATAGTTCGTTTTGATGTTTCTAAGTCAGGGTTTTTTATAGCTCTTTTTCTATACTCTAAATCAATAGCTAACTTTTTATCAACGTATTCTGTTATATTAGGGTCTAATTCTAGTCCGAGCTTTGCGTAAGACTTGGCGTCAGTTAATATTTTTTTTCTTACAGGGTCGTTTTTAATCTCTACATTTAAATCGCTTGAAGCAAACTCTTCCATTGTCATACCACCGTCTTCTACTTTTTTAAGCATACCGTCAATAAAATCTTGAGTAACAAAATCTCCGTTAACTTTGTAGCGTGGTACTTTTAACAGACCAGCGGCTAAAGAAATAGGTGCGGTAGACGTACCTGCGATACCTTCAAGAAAAATATCAATTTCATCCATTTCCTGGTCTGCCGCTACCCTACCTAAAACTTCTCCTAACGAACCTCCTGCTGCTTCTATAGAGTAAGCTGCAGCTCCAGCTGATATATTACTAGCTTGTATTGCTTTTTTACCCTTTAGAGTTCCTTTTAAAATTCCTTTTTTTACTCCTTGAGTTCCTACTTTAGCAATACTGGTAACAGCTCCTTTAGACAGCCCCATAGTTACAGCCTCTACTGTACCAATAGTGAAACCTCTAGATATAGCTCTGTTCCTTATACTACTCATTGCTTCAGGGTCTTCTAGTATCTCTCTTACACTTTTAGCATTTATAGGTAAGTCTCTTTTTTCCATAGCTTCTTTAAAAAACTCACCAAAAGAAAGCGCTCCTTCTAAAGCTGTAGTAGCTCCACCTATAAATCCACCTATCGCTCCTGTTGTACCACCTATCATTCCCCCTAAAAGTCCCGCAGCTCCTGCCCCTAGTCCTGTCCATGAAGCTGCTGCAGCTGATAAAGCTGATGATGCCTTTGCTGCTGCGGCTCCAGCCACTAAAGCACTTGCCCCTCCAGTTGCTAATGAGTGAGCATTAGCCATACTTCTTATTGATTGAATCATTACAGCTGGAGCAATAGAAAAGTTTTGCATTAAGCCTACCATCATACCCATAAAACCTCCTCCATTAGCGGCTGAAGTTTTTCTAAACTGTTCCATCTCTTTGGATTCAGGCTGACTTTCTAAGCGCTCTAAGGCTTCTAAATAATCAGCAATATCATCATTAGTTACGTCTTCAGCTTTTTTCAAAGCAAGAGCCAGGTATTCATCAACTGCGTCAGCTTGCGCAGCACCTACCTTTGCGCCTCTGTACATGTCACCAAAAAAATCTGTAAAACCATTGTAGCCAAACTCCCTTTCTAATAAGGTGTCTTTTTCTCCCTGTGGGTTATAACCTCCACGAGTTTCTGCTACTTGTCCAACATCGTCTATAGTAATTGAAAAATCACCAGAAGGTTCTGGTTCTTCGATTATAGGCTCTTCGATTATAGGTTCTTCTATTACCTCTTCAGTCTCTACTTCGTCTCCAGTATCCGAAGAAGGTTCTGTTTCCTCGGGTGTGACAGGAGATTCCGTATCTTCCTGCTCGGGCGTGAATTCTGATGGTGCATCGGGAGAACCAGGCCCCCCAGGTACGATAGGGACGCCAGAAGGATTTTTTTTTACCCCAAAATCTTGGAGCATTTGTTCTATGGGTGGCATATCATAATGCTCTACCATATTATCTCTAAGTCTTTCCATTTTTTCAGCATCTTGCATGTCTATTGCAAACTGCTCATACTCTGGTAAATCAAAATACTTTAAAGCATTTTCATACAGCCTTTTTAATTTTTCCTCCATATTTAATAACCTTTAGGTTTACCACCCATTTGTCCTTTTTTAGACCTACCTTGTCTTAACTTATTAATTCTTTTATAAGTTTTAGATACTAAAGTGTCTTGAATATCTTTAAGAATAGTATAGAAATCAACATCCCCTATATCATCCCTATCAAATTTCTCTTTAACAGTGCTTTGACTAATTACATACTCTTCATTACCAATTTTAATTACAATATCAGCCTTTCCATCTTTTAAAGCATCAGCACCATCCATATCAGATAATTCTGATCCTCTGTTTTTATAATTGCCTTTACCTCTTATGGTAATCTCTATCTTTTCATTTCTCTCATTTAGTAAATCTTGCATTTCTTGTGGGAACATACCAGTAACAGACCTAAGTAGTCCAACATTTATATCGCCTAAATGCTCGTCAATTCCATCTCTCATGGTTTTAATAGTGTCCGCTCCTACTTTTACACCGTCAACAAAATCGTCCGCTGTAGTTGTAGCATCATCAATACTAAATGGCGAGGAACCTCCTAAACTTACACTGTATGCGTCTTGCCCGAACCTTATGATTTCTTCTTTAATTTGGTCAGCTGTAGGATTAGCAATAGGGTCTTCATCTCTTTCTTGTAATCTCTTTTTAGCTGCATTAACAATCTTTTGGTCTTCTTCTTCTTCAGAAACAAATATTTGATCCGCCTCTTCAGCACTAATTCGTCTTTGCTGCCCTACTTCAAAATCATTTTCACTTATCCAGTCAGAGACCTCAGTAGAATTTTTAAATATATCTGGAGTTAAAGCTTCACTTATCGAGTATATTTGTGTTTCCATATCTACTAACTTGTCAGGCACGCCATCTCCGTCAGTATCTATTTCTCTTTCTATTGGGTCACTTGAAGTTTTATCTGCGTAATTAAATATTATTGCATCATCTGTTAAGTCATAACTTACAATAGCTTTTCCTTCTCCTTTACCTCCTTCACCTCTTACGCCTTGGTTGTAGCTTTCAATCAGTCCTTCTAAGCTAGCTGTAACCTTTGCAGGGTCATCTCCAGTCAGTATCATATTATAATCCCTGATAGTTGTCCCTTTCATGTCCTCCTTATCTTTCTTTATAGTTTCAGCTGTTGAATCTTTTATTGGGTCGATTCCTTTCTCTAATTTTAATGTGTCTGTTAATTGAGAATCAAATCTATTTCCTAAAAAGTCTTCTATACCTACATTATCAAAAGCATCATCTTTAAAACTAGGCCTTCCATCGTTAGAAGAATACATAATTATTTTACTTGCGTCTACTCCTTCACTAATCATTTCTTCTTTTTGACCCTCACTCATTGCAAACCTAAAGCCCATTTGACCAGCTATGTTAGCTTTCTGTAAATCAGTAGTGGATAATGCTTTTATTGCATCCTCTTTTGCTGTTAAATAACTTGGCGAGTCTTTAAAGTCTTCTACAGATTGGAATATTCTACCAGAACGTATTTGTTCTTCTCTTAAATATTGACCTAAAGCATCAGTTTGTTTTTTCATTGATGCAGTAATGTCAGTGGTATTCATTTCAAATCTTTGTCTTACACCAATAACATTAGGGTTCATAAAGTTTTCAGGATTCTTATCTCTATCAGGTAGTTCGAATTGACCAGTATTTGGATTTTTAATAAGCCTTACCGCCTCCATACCACCGTCTTCAGTAGGTATAAACTTTACATTCTCCATGTTACCAAAAGCTGAAGTGCTTATATTGAAATCCTGTTCTAGTTGAGATGCTATTTGAAGACCAGTATTAGGGTCAATAGCTAATCTTTCTTTAGATTTTGTATCCCATGCATCCCAATTTTTTGTTACGTTTTTTAAATTAGTATATGCGTTTTGTTGTTTCTGTAAAAATATCTTATAATCTTTTGGTTTTATCAAACCTCTTTTTAGTAAATCCACTTGTATTTGTAAAGCATCAGCTGCACTTTGACCTCCGTCAATTAAAGCTGTGGATAGGGTAGCGTTATTTATATCTTCACCTTTGTTTAACTCCTGCATTAAGGTGTTAGTGGCTTCGTCAATTATATCTTTCTTTTCCTGACGCTCATCCCTAATAGTTTCGAGTTTAGTAGTAATGTCTTTAGATACAGTACCCCAATCAATTTGAGTTTCCGCAACACTTTTTTCTCCACGAACAGACCAGAAATTTTTATCTTTTAAATTTGCCATAGTATTATTTAATCGTCAGAAGAACTTACAAAACCTGATTCACCTGAGTAATAATTTTGTCCTTGTTTGTTTGTATAAGCTTTACCAAATATTGTGTCAAAATCAAAGGTTGCTCCTTCTGAAGTTAGTTGTTTTAATTTTTTGTTATCTAAGTTTAAAAGAAGATTTTTAGCTCTTGAAGTACCTATACCTTTATCTTTAAAGGCTTGAGCATTAGCTTCGTATAAAGAGTCAGCTCTTTTTGCCGCTCTGTTTTTACCATACAATGGAACTAAAGAAGCCGCTGATCCTACCGCCCCTAAAGCAGATTGAACACCAGACATAGAAGCTTGTTTTCCAGCCTTAGCTTGATAGTCCGCCTCAGCTCTTAAGTCTTTTGCCTCACCTACGTTTGCAGCAATTAAGTCCTGATTAATAGATTTTCTTTCTTCAGCTTTCATTTTTTCATTGTCATATAAAGCTTGACCTAAATCATTTCTTAATCCTTCACTAGCTACTGTTTGAGCTTGATTTACTTGACCCACACCACCAGCTAAACCTCTTTGGTCTCCTTCTTGTAAAGCTGAAATTGCTTGTTGACCAGCTACTAAGTTTTCTTCTCTTTGTCTTTCGTATGCACCCATAGGAACATTAAGACCTTCAAAGTAATTTTTTTCAGCCATTAACTTTGCTTCCGCCATAAGTTTTTTAGACTCACCTGCTGCTTTAGCTTGTGCTGATTTTGCGTCTGCTGCTTGCTTGAAAGATTGTGTTGCTCCTAAAACTCCCGAAGCTACTCCGACTACTGCTGATGTTACTGCTGCCATATTATAATATTTTAATCATTTCGTGAGTATAAGAATTTCCTTCCACATACCCTAATTCTTTATATAAGTTTATTAAAGGTTGGTTTTTTAATAAAGCATATATGTATTTTTTATCTAATTCTTTTGCTATATTATTAATTGTTGCAATTAAGAGCAATATAGCTTCTTTTCTTTTTTGTCTGTCTTTATATTTAAAGTTAGAAATAATCCAGTCACACCACACAGCTTTAGAGTTTGTAAGATACATAAAACCCGCACATACTGGAATGTCATTATCATAAACTATGTAACCTCCTTTACCATTCTCTGGTAAAAATTCTTTAGAGGGAGGTGTCCATCTCCAGTCTTTCCACCACTTTACCAATATATTATCGTAATCACTATCCTTTAAAGTCCTAACTTTTAAATTCATTAGAGCAAAGATAGTAAAAAACTATGGATAACTTTTCATCACACTACTACCGACAGCAAACAATTCAACTGGCGTAGTTAAGCTATTAGTTATTTTAAATTGCATATAATATCCTCTTGCTCCATGCGACTCAGCTACAGCATTTTTAATATACATTATAAATGAGCCTACAGGCGGTTGAGCATTACCTGAACCGTCTACTGTTATTGTTGATTGATTAACTGTATTGCTATTATTTATTGCGGTTACAGGCCCTATAAGTACAGGCACACCTCCGTTATTATAATAAGCATTATCTCCAATAGATATAATAGAGCCTGGTGAATTTGGTGCAGAAAAACCTATTACTGTAGCTGCTAAAGGCCCTGATACTGCATTGTTATTTCCAATACCGTTTGCCGAACGCATATTCCAATTAACTGTACCTGCATTTGCTCTAATAAAAGAAAACCATTCTCCTTCTTTTTGTTCAAAATAAGTGTTCAGCATTGATCCTGTACTAAGATCTGTAAATAATTCTGTAGCTGTCCAAGAAGCATCGCTTTCTAAAGACATTGTTTTAAATAATTTAATAGTTTGAGGCTCTGCATTAAACACTCCTGTTATTGTAGAAGCCCCGTACACACCATAATATGTGTTTCTAGCAGCACTGGTGTTATGTCTGTATAACTGTCCAGATTTAAAAGTATAGAAAAAATTATTCATTCCTTGCATCCAATCAGGACAAAAAGAATAAAACGAAGGCCAACCCTCTACTGGAGGGCCACTATACGAAAGTGTTGGGCATGTTGCTATTGCTGTCATAATTTATATTTTTAAGGACATGTTCCTGTTTGTACTACTACTCCGTCTGTACTTACTTCAAACCATGGTGCGCCTGTCCCTTGCGCTCCACTAGAATAAAAACCAAAGGGTGCTTGTGTTACTCCATTTGCATCGGTAAACACCCAATCGTATAAACCTATATTACCAGCTGTACCATTTACAGGCACATTGTAAAGTGTATTTGTTCTAGTTGTTTCCGTACAAGCAAAATTTTGAGTTCCTTTAGCAACTGTACATTGTGTTGTGGCTGTTAAAGGAGCTGGGCATGAGCTAGTCATTGACCATGCAGTACCTGCGCAAGGAGCTTCTACTGTTAAAAGAACTGATGATGGCGTAGCGTTAGGTTTTGGTATTACCATAACAACTGTGCCAGGGCCACTTGCTGTGAAGTCTACTCCACCAGCCGCTTTGTTTGCATAAGGGCCTAGTGTTGTAGTTGCACCAGAAGCTACAAATGTATTACTACCAGCATCCCAATTGTATACTGCGCTCCCTGGATAAGAACCACCGTTACTTCCATTGGCATTATCCATACCTGAGCCTAATCCTAGATTAGAATCACACAAAGTAGAAGCTGCGGCAGAAGCTTGACCTATAACCCCTTGTAAATATCCATATGTTTGTGAAGAATATTCAGAAGCTGTTGTGCCATCATATACCCATGTTAGTTTGTCTGGCACGTTTTGAGGGCTAAAAGTTAAGACTACAGCCCCGATAGCAGTTCCTAAATCTATAGTGGCTTTATATTGACCACCACCAGCGTTGTTTGCTGAAGGGGTTACCGTACATGGAGATTGACATGTAACACAAGCTTGTGCTTGTTGTAACACGCCTGAAACCATACGTCTACTAATACCGTTTTGACTATACCAGCCATCGGCTGCCACTGTGCTTAACGATGCGTTTGTGTATACCGATGTTGAAGTCGCAAAACTTGTACCATCATAATAATATGTTCCTATACATCCTGCCATAATTTATATTTTTAAGGACAAAATCCTTTGTTTATTACTATTCCATTTGAGTCTAATTGTATAAAAGTATTTTCTACTATTACTTTATAAAATCCTGATGCTGCTTGTGTGTTGCTATCACATATTGAAGAAGTATATACTAAATCTCCTATAACAGGATATGTTACTGCTCCTGAATGATATAAGTTTGCTGATGCTGGAGCAACACATACGTCAGCTTGACTTGTTCTTTTAGCTGATGCAGAAAAAGCTGTACATCCAAAACAACACGCTGGGTCTGCTGTACATCCGTCTCCTGTGCTTAAACAGTCACAACATGCTTCTTCAGCGCTTGCGGCACTATAACAAAGTTTTTGAGCTGTTACTTGTCTTAGGTCATATACTAAATATAACTGACTTTGATTTAGCGGAATACTAGCAGCTGTTTCTGTAGCTTGAAATAACCCTGTTTGAGGATTTGTAATAGGACTTATAGACGCTGAGGCAGCTAATAAAGTAGCCACATCTGCAGCTGTATTGGTATAAACTGTATTTGTACTTAACCATTTAAACTTATTATTAATCAAGTTAAAATCAAAATCATCAAAATTAATTTTATTACTTCTCATTGTTAAATTAACTCCGTCATAAGGGAACACTCCTATTGATCTAGTTCCTGTTTGAGAATAGAACAAAGAAGCTATAGTTGTACTACTTCCAAAAGTAACCATTTGACTTGATATAGGGCTTGTAACCAAACCATTACTCCACAAGTATTCTGCGTGAATATATTTACCTACATCTTGAGCTGATGTAACAACAACCTGAGTTACAGTAATATTATTTACAGGTGGGCATTTTACCTGAACAGTATAAGTAGATGTTCCAGTTGGCGTACAAGTAATAGTAACATCAACAGGGGTGTTAGCGGTTTTATTTACTAAGAATGTATAAGTACCAGGGCCTACACCAGCGTTTGGAAATGTATTACCATTCCACTCACCAGTAAGCTGTACGCTTCCTGAAACCACTGTTAATACAATAGACACTTGACCTATTACAAAACCAGCATCTACTACATAAGAATATACAGAATTACTTCCTGTTTTAGTTAAAACTTGATTACATGGAACTTTAGGTGCTGTAAACGGAACCTCTATAGTATTACTGTTTAACACGTACTCACTCATGTAAGGGTCGTATCCTCCAAGTTTTTGTGTTAAAAGCTGTGCGTAAAATTGATCCCTGAACCACGACCTCATACCATCTTCAGATATAACATTTAAGATATCGCTTTTTGCGCTTGCTCCGCTTAATTGAATAACAGCTCCTCTCTTGGTATCAGTAAAATACATATCATAACCAAAAGAAGCAAAACTCTCAGGATTAAAACTCATACCGTATTCTTCTATTCTTGCAATTTGTTCTCCTAAAACTTCAGGCACTGAAGTAACTAAACCTCCACCAACAGCATCTGTTAGTATATTTTTACCAGCATACACATATGTTATTCTATCTTCTTGTAAAGTTAAAATATCTGTTTTTCTTGCGTGTAAATATTGTATAGGGCCAAATGATGTTTCACAATCTTTAAAGTTAGCTAACCCTAAATTAAACTCATTTAAGTTATTAAGATTATTTGTACCACTATATAAGCCGCTGTATGTTAATCCAGCAAATCTATCCGCTTCTTTGAAGTCAGCATTAGAAACTGCTAACACTCTTTCTCCTAAACTAAAAGACCTACCATCTAAAGCGTCTTCTATTTTGTAACTCTCAACTCCATTACCAAAAGTAAAACAGTTTGCAAAAGGTAAAATTATTGTAGCCTCTGTTGTGTTGTTTTGATTAACATTATTCTCATATGGTCTTGTAATAGTATACCCCTCATTTGCAAGTGCAAATATATTCCCACTTAAAGATAATTGAGTTCCACTATCTATAGCTGTAACTGTAGTTGTGTTTATGGTGTTTGCAGTAGTTCTGTTATACACATAATCTCCTACAGCTACCGCTCCTATAAATGAAGCTGAACTGTCTATTAATTTATTTGCAGCTGTACTTGTTACTGTTCCTAAAGCCTTTACAGGCCCTGTAGCGTGATAACTCTTTTGCGTAGTATGTACCACAGGGTATTTCTCAGAAGAGTCGTAAAACAAATCAGGATCAGCGTCAGCTGGTTCAGTTTCAAATATTATTGTATTGTCAGCTCTAAATATAGTAAGCTCTACCTTAGATTCAGAATCACGTTTGTTAGCAAAAATACTTCCAGCACAAGCTGGTATTCCTGTTGCTATAGTTAGATATTCTGTTCCGTTAGGGTCTGTTAAAAATTGATAAATAGCTTCACCAAAACCAGTGGCGTCTGTGATGTCGCTTAAACATGGAGGAGAAGTTGCAGAAGTAACAGTATTAGTTAAAAATGTATTTGAAAGGTTTCCTGATATAATATCTCCTGTATCGATAGCGATATTATCCCCAAACCACCAAGCTTTAAAAGTAGCATAATCTTGTGAAGCCACATACTGTTTGTCATAAACATACTTTAATCCTTCACAAAGACTACCTCTTTCTCTTCTTTTGTTTACAATTCTCATTTGAATTACAGACCCACTAGGTATGCTTATATTTGTCATATTGGCATAATTAGGATTTAAAGGGTCGTCAAAAGCCGCTAATCTGTAACAGTATTTTGCTGCAATAAAATTTGCAGTTGTAGATTTTAAAAAAGTACCTACAGGATTTCTTCCATTACTACAAGTAGGCGCAAATCCATCTATTTGTTGAGCTTTTTGAGATGGCCATGTTTCTATTATATCTCCTGCTTGTGCAGACGCTGTAAAATTTGTAGCTTTTAACTGCATATAAAATCCAGGGAGCTGCAAGTTAGTAGCTGGACTTGGGTTAGTAGGGTCAGCGTTTAAAAAGTTTCTAGTTTGCGCTCCTGTTTCAAGAACTGTAGCTTTTATCTCAGTAGTAACAGGCCCTTCTGAATCTTTCTTGACTATCAAGGTTTGTCCTGTGCTTACTTTATTTATATTGTCTCCTTCTAGTTTAAAGTAAGTTACATTAGTTTCGGGGTCTACATAAAAAAAGTTTACATAAATAGTTTCGTATGTTGTTGAGCTAGGCTTAACAACAAACTTATAAGAGTTTGCCCAATATGGAGCTTGATCTATAACTGGTATTTGAACTTGTATTTCATTCTTATCTATACTTTGAGCTGGAGGAACAAATATAGTATTGAAAAGAGACACTAAAACTGTAGAGGCTCTACCGTAATCATCTAAATAAACTATACCAGTTTCATAATCTCTATTACTATGTAGACTAGCAGTATCTTGGTCGCTTATGTAAAAAAAAGTAGCGTTTACAAATCTAAAATACTCATAAACATTATGAGTTACACCACCACCATCAACATATCTAGAATTCATTGCAATTAACTGTAATGAAAATTCATTACTTCCAGGAGTTGTAGTTAAATTAAAACCTTGCTGTGATGTTTGGTCGTTTATACTACTGTTGTATTTAGTATAAGCACATATTGTAGGTATAGCTACCGAACAATTAAAATTATCACACATAGAAGTTCCTTGCGTAGACGACCCGCATTGAGATAAAGCGGTTATATTTAGAGGTAACGCAGTTCCTACTTGAGCTTGAAACTCTGAACTATTTACCATATCAAATACGCTAGTATAATCTTGATTTAATCTAAAAGTAAAAGATATATCAAAAGGAGAATCTGTACCGTTCCACGTAGGATAACAAGAACAGTCCGCTATAGGAACACCTGCAGCTGTACATGTTGTTGTTACTGATCCTGCTGCGTCAGTTGAAGTGGATTGCCAAGCATGTGATTCAACACTAAATGTAAAATTTAATTGTGTTCCTTGAAGTAGTTTGTTAGGAATTCCAGTTCCAGAGTTAGCTACAAAATCTGTCAAATCAAAAGTTGCAGTATTGTTTGCGTAATTATAACCCACACTATTAGGGTTTATACTGTAGTTTTGTGAGTTTCCTTGACCAGAAACACCAGAATTAAATGTAGGTGCAGGGCCAGTGGTTAGGTTTATAGATTGTGATTTTAAGCTAGTAATATAATTTTGCGATAGTATTTGACCACTAGAAGTAGCAATATCATACCCATCCACATTATTACCGTAAACAAGCCTATTAGCCATTATAGTTTGAGCCTTAGAAAATCTAGGCACATTGTCGTATAAACGCAATAATTCATCACTACCTAATGTGGTGTATATTTTACTATTAGTAAATAAAATAGTTTGGTCTGTATTGTCTCCCCACCCTAAATCTGTTTTTACAAACCTTTCAATTACATATATAGTTGTTGATGTAGTAAGCTTATAAAGTACATCTATTTCAATAACCCTACTAGAGCCTGTGTCAAAAGTTACATTAGCCGAGTTAAAGTTATTTACCATTCCTCGGTTTTTATAATTATTAGGGTCTAAGCTAAATGTGCCTGGTTGAAACGCTGGCCTGGTAAATAATGAGGTTGCACTATATTCTTTGTCTTGATATCTGTACCTGTATCCAAATGATATAAACCTATCTTCTAAATAGTTTTCTTCCCCTGGTATGTTTAATAAATTAACTTCGGGTGCAGGCAAGTTGTCTAGTGGTTCGTATCCTGGCGGTTTTAAAATTACATTTAAATCTTCAGGAACAATATTGTCAGCTAATGGAACACCACTTGGTTCGCTATAATTTCGTGTAACATTTATTTTTCTTGGAGGGTTAAAGTCATCGGTAAAAAATAAAAGATCTTCTATTAAACTTACTCCTGTAATTAAATAAGTAGGGTTGAAATTTAAAACAGTTAAAGAAACCACGTGTTTTGTAGTAACTTGAGTAGGTGTGTGATAAGATAAAATCATATCAGTTGTGTCTGATGTAACAAACCAATACATAGTTTCACTTATTCCGTCATCGTAAGCTCCGATACACCTAGGATTACCACCTAAACCCGATACGTTAGTTAACTGTGAGTTTCCTCTAGAATTTTCTACAGCTCCAATCTCAGTTGTTTCGGTAGAACCAAGACGAACATTCATCGCATCAATATACTGACCGTCTGGAATAAGACGTTCATCAACGCTCTTATTCATTTTACCTGCTACAAAATTAGTGCTTATTAGCGCCATATTACTTTATCCATTTAGCCTGACCTCTTAAATTTTGTAAGAGTCTTCCAGGGTGTATATTACTTAATCTTATTTTTGCGTTTCTTAATAAAGAAGATTTGTCTTTTCTTGCTCTATTCACAATATATTCTTGAACACCTATTCGTCCATTTAAAAGAGAGTATCTAATGTATGCGTATAAATAGTCTTCAAATAATTTATTTACTTGAACATTAGAGTTGTTTCCGTTCTCCATTCCATCCGAAACGTATTCTACAATAATTAATTCGTTTAAAGTCCCTGAGCTAAAATTGATAACCCCAGCCTTTTTATCTATACTGAAAGTTGGGTTCTGATTAGCGGTTTCTGTATTCAAACCAAATCTTGCTCCTATTACATAATCAAAATACCAATAACCATCCACATTATAACCTAGTTGGTTGTTGAAGGGACTATCGTCATTAAGGTAAATACTTTTTTTAGACCCTGTAATTCTGTCCATATCTAGACTTGAGTGTTGCGGTTTTAATACATTACCGTCCTGATCAAATAGTATATTACAATTGTTGTCTTGTAAGTAAGCGCCACTCCAGTTAGTTTGAATGTTTTCTGAAAGAGGCATTAATAAGTTGTTTTTGTAAATTGAAATTCTAACCCAATTTACATAATCTTGCGGAAGAACAAATCTTAAAGAATTACATACATCTAATTCTAAAATTTTAATTTCTTTCATAGCGTCATAGTTAAGCTCTTGTATTCCTCGTTTTGCGTAAAACAAAACTTGATACCTGCTGACGTTATTTAATAATTCGTTATTACCTGTATACATTAATACAAAATTATTAACTATTTCTTCTAAAGAAACATATTGGTATGAACCCCAATTAGCATCAGCTGGTAGGTTTCCACCGTTCTCGTAATATTGATAATCATTTATATATGCCATCTTAACTTGTTGTTTGTGTTTCTTCTACTATTTCTTGTTTACCAAATTGATATACATCAGCTTCTCTAATTTCTATACCAACGTATTGACATATTTTTGCTATTAAACCTGGTTCATCTGAGTCAGGTAATTCAAAGTCTTGAAAGTCAGCTGCGGTATTGTCAAATAAAGGCTCACCGCCTGATAAACTTACATATGTCCATTTAGGTGACAAAGGGTATCGTACATACTGACACATAATACTAGACGCTATCCATTGACTAAATGTACTACTCCCCACGTTTGGCCCTAGTACTGTAGGGTATACAGTGACTGTGTTTCCGTCAAGAACATATGCAGGAAACTGGGCTGAGGGTGCGGTAAGTGGGGAGCTAGTTAAATAAAATATTTTATTTTGACTAACTCGTTCTACCTCTGTAATCTCAGTGTTATCATAAATAATATAAGAGTCACCCAAATTCATGTTATTTGCGCTTATTGATAAAACTGTTGAGCTATCAACATTCGTTACAAATGCCTGTCCCAATGTAGTCGTGTTTACTATTAAACTAGATATGGGCGGTGTATAAGGCGAGCTTAAATT